GCTAACGAAGTAAGCGATAGGTTAATTGGTTATACATGGATTTTGTACGTTCTAAGTACGTACAGAACTTGTTAATCGAGATATTAAGAATTTAAAGTCGTAATTTTAGGAGGATTCTTCAAGATTTCTTCCTCGGTTATGGCCATCGATTGCAGAGAATCTGCAAGAAGTTTTGCATCAGCTAAGATAGCTGCAGAATGCAAGGCAACACGAGTAGAAGTGGTAGGTCTTTGTCTCCTTACTAACTCAGATTTTAAGGCACTAAGCAAGGCCTGATTCTGAGCAGTAAGTATTGGAGGTGGAATTGGGTAGAAGAAATCTACGACCATATACACAATCAAAGTACCTAAACGATTCTCGAAGAAATCCGCGTCGGTAGCACGAGGGACTGGACCATTCCATGCGGCTTCGAAGACTCCTTGAATCTGTTGACGCTCTTGAGCAAGAGCACCAGGTATAGTAGGAGCTTCGGAAGAAACATAGTACAGTTGATCACCGTCGTACTTGTAGTTTAAACAAGACTGGGGGATACGCGCTGGAAAAGTGACACTGGGATTGACCATTCTAAGACCGGAAAAGTCTGTAGCGGACAAATTAGCAATATCATTTTCAATACCCATACATATAGATCCAAGTTGAGTGGTTGTAGTAGCTGTAGTGTACTCGAACGTAAGTTCGCGGAATACATAGCGATCATACAGTGCTGCCTTTTGGGCAATGGCACCGCCAAACAACATAGGATTTAATGCAAAGGCGAAGGCGTTTTTAAGACCTGAGCCAAGAGGAGGTATCATGGCATCATAGGGTACAACAGAATTATAATACGATAAATAGGTATTCTCTTGTGGAGTCACTAAATCGTTTATATAAGGTTGTATAAAATCAACATAGGGTTGTTGAACCCTACATCGAATCCCGTGAGCACCCAACGAACTATGGGTAATAGGTTCATCAGGAGCTGATTGAGAAACATTGTTCTGAAGGACAGCAAAAGAAGATGGGGTAGCAAAGGTAGATTGGGTAGGAAAGGTATGCATTTGCGCCTGTTCCTTGCCGAAGATCGACCTTAACCCGTTCCAAACGGGTTTACCAACCATTTCAATAGTGTCGAGAATAGGCTTGACAGCCGGAAGTTTTCTCATTGGTTTTGCCTTGTTAGC